CCAGCCGTTTTTTCGTTTCCTAACATTTCAGTAGTAACAACATACATACTATCCACATAGTCGCAATCTACTAAACGCAAAGCAATTTCTAAACTATCTTTATCTTTTAAAACTACTTTAGGATTTATGCGTTTTAAGGCGTTATTTTTATTTTTGTGTAGTCTTTGTAGTTCAATAGATTTCTTTTGATTTTGACTATCTAAAAACGCTATTGTGTCCCTATATTTAGATATTACTTCTTTATCTATGGAATCATTTTTTACTTTTACTTCTTTGTAGACTAATTTCGGTTGTGAAGTTTCGCAACCTCTAAAAAGCATAAATACTAAAAGTACCACAAAAGCGACAAACCAAATGTTTAATCGCTTAATAAAATTGTATAGGTTAATTTGTTTCATTTTTTTTATCGTGTTAATGTAAATTCATATTCTAGTCCACTTCTTTTTACATATACTTTCATCCAACAACTCCCCAAATGTTTTGGCATTCCTATTTTTTCAACAGCCCAACCTTGACCGCTGTCAAACTCCTCTTTATAAGTTCCCGTTTTAACGTGCCATTGTTTCTTAACTTCTACAATCCCTTTAAATTGATTCATTATGTATCTGTTATGCGTCATTATCCAACCATCGTGAGTATGCCCTGACATTATCACATCAGCATCAGGAAAAATAGAAGCGTGTCTACTAACAGCTAAAGCACCTTTTGTAATAACTCCGCCCCAATGCCCATGATCATAAGCAATATTACATGGAAAATTAGCAGTGCCACTTTTAAAAGTCAAATTGATATAACCCATATATGCCCCTAATTGAATATCAGTTTTTGCAATAGTGTTTATTCTTTCAACTAAACGCATTAAGATATTTGTTTCAGCTCTTTCTGAAACACTACTCTCGTGGTTTCCTGTATTGATTTGTAATATATTTTCAGCATACGGAATCATTTTTAAAGCGGTGTCATTAATTACCAAATCTAAATAATCATTTCCGTTGTGTTCAGGTCTTATAGCGTTCTTTGCTTTTCGTGGATCATACTTCCCCTGCATTAAACAAAGCATATCACCATTAATAATTATTTTAGCATTTCTTTTTTTAGCTTCGTCGAGGTGTTCAAATAAAAGTTTTCTATTTGCTTTAGGATTGTCAAAATGCCAATCGGAAGTAAGTAAGAATTCGAAAGTTTTATTATTTTCAAAAGTATATCTATGAAAATTGTGAGCCTTTTTTGTTATTATCATAATAGTTGGTTAATTATAAGGGATTCAAACCCTTGTCAAATGCTTATGCAAATATGTTATCCTTGTCAGTATTTATTCCTGATTACACCAATAATTACCAACGTGCTTTTCTTCCTCTATGGTCGTAATGCGTGAACGTAGGATAAACACCTATTCCTCCCTCTTTCATTTTACCACTTTCAATAAGTCCTTCAATTACTAAAGCTACTTCTTTAGGTGTCATTCCTTTTACTTTAATATCCGCAGCAGTACCTCTTAAATGTTGGCTGTCTTTAACACCGCCTATTTTAGCGTTATACTTTGGACTTCTGTAACCGCTTGTAATTGCAATAGGTTTATTTATTGCGGTTCTTAATATTTCCAAATTGCGTGCAAGTTCAACAATATTTAAAAGTGCGCTGTTTGGAATATCTCCGCCATCTTTACACTTAAATTCTTCAAGACTAAAATTAGTCGTTATTTTTGCCATCTTTATTTTATTTTATTAATATCTTCTTTTACTTCTTTTGCTCTATTTAATAATTCTTTTAACATTTTCCAAATGTTAATATTTAAAGCTTCTTCAATATTTTCTTTAATGCTTGTAAGTTCAATTAATATCAAAAGAATCGCCACTAATTTAGTAAACATAAATTGAATAGTAAAATGACTTTGAGTAAATTCATTCAATAAAAATTTATCAATTACAAAAAGTAAAATCAAAGTGATTTGATACAACAACATTTTAGACACTATATTCGATAATTTACGAGAACGAATAGAACGCCACCCATTTAGTTTAACGCTTTTAAATATACCAGTAAAGGTGTCTAAAGCAATACCTAAAGCAACCGCAATAAGCAATCCGTAAATGGGTGTAAAAAATAAAAATAGTCCAGCTATAAGATAGGTTAAGTAGGTTTTCATTTATTCTTGTGTTGGAGTGTATTCAATAGTTTCTAATTCCGATAAATCGTGCCATATATCATAAAAGCATTCCGCAGTAAGTACATTCATTCCTACTATCCAATTGTCGTTTCCATCTTTGGCAAACTCCAAAACGTTGCCTTTATTTTCGTAGCCGTTTAAAGCATTGTATTGCTCTTGATTTGCTTTTAGTACTAACATGTTATAAAGAGTTTAAATAAGTGTTAACAGCTGTTATAATATCTGAATTTTCAGATACCATACTTGCGCCATTCATATAGAAAGATATCGTGTGCGCTCCGTAAGAAGTACCACTTCTTAAAATTAATTGATTTGAGGATGTCATTGTAACTGATAAAGCAGTTCTGCTCGCTTGCGTAGTTCCGTTAAATAATTCAACATTTGTAACGCTTGTACGATGTATAGACTTCATTCCCTTTGTAGCTGTAAAATCAAAAGAACCACCTGTTAAACCTAATGATTGATTAATACGCTGATTTACCGAAGAAGTACGAGACATATTATTTATACCTGCTAAACTACGCCCATCCAAAGCACCTGTACCGCTTGCAGTGTCCATAAATAAAAATCTACTCGCATTATTTTGCGTATAATTAACTCCATCTGTAACAGGATTGAAGTTAGTGTCTATGTAAGAGCTACTTCCATTACCTTGAAAACCTTTTCCACTTATAAAAGTTGGAGCATTAAATAAAGTTGCTGTATGTGTAAAATTTTTCCAATCAATACGAGCGAAGTCAGAATTTGAAGTAGTAGCAAAAAGATATAAGCAATCTATTTTACTCCAAGCACCAGCGTTTTTTAAATCAATAACTAACTGATTTTGTTTTAACTTTTCATCATCACTTGGTAAAGTAAAACCTAATTCAGTACCTCTATTTAAAATAGATTGATAATCTGCATCATAAGCAAAACCAACTATATTAGTATCGCCTGCCCAACTATTAGCGTGAACAGAACCCCAACTTATATCGTTGTTAACTGCACCTTGACCCCAACCTATATTATTATTTTTCGCTCCTTGTCCCCAATCGCTCATTTTGTACTTTTTTTAATTGTTCAACTTTTGCTAAATATAAATTTAGCTTTTTAAAATTTTCGATTTTTGGTTTCTTATAATTGCCAGCCACCATAAAAATTATTTGTATCAGGATTTACATCCTCATTATTATTGCTATTATATTCAGGATATGTAGATTGATTAAAACACATAAAATCTATAAATCTTTGCGTGTAACTTTCTGCAATATCCCTTTCCTTTTCTACCAAGTAATCAACTTCTGCTTTATCTACGTTTGTAGCGTTTTCGCTTGTATGTTTAAACAAACCTTTATTACTTAATGTATATGCTGCAAATGGTAAATAATAAACCATAGCCCAATGAATAAGCATAGGCTTAACGTAAGTTGTTAAAAGTGTTTTATACTCTGAAAATTCAGGCTCGTTTATATCATCATTTAAAATTAAATCCTGTAACTTTTTATATAATTGCGAACCTAAATAATTTTGAATAGTAATGTCCTGACTAATTTTTATGTATTCGATAAAATCGTCAGCATCTAAATTGCCGTTAGTTATCGTAAATTTCTTTACGTCTTCTGTTGATATAAGTAATGCGTATGCCATAGTTTAATTATTTAGGTAAAAAGCCTTTATTAGGCATATCAATAGGTCTTTGAGAAACTAATTCAGGATTTTTTATAACGTATCCGTATTGCTCGGCTTTACGCCCTGCAATTTGTTTAGCTTTTGGTGAATTAACATCTATGTTTACATTTTCAAAACTTGCATAAACTTGTTTATTCCATCTATGATGGCAAGCTCCCCCGCCTTTATAAAACCATACATTTACTAAAGGACTTCCGTTAGGTCCAAAACCTTTTTTCTCTCCTTTAGAATTAGTTCTAACCTCGTTTACTTCTTTATTTGACATTGCTATAATATCTTCTTTACGATATATTTTACCAGCGTCAATCATTTTTTGGCAAAACTTTCTACTTTTTAAAGTTGTTTCACCTGCGTAAACATATCGAGTTATAAAACGGACTCCGTCAATAGTTTCATCTTGTTCACTTTTTGAGTTTCCTCTTGCAGTACCGGTACTTACTAAATTGATTATTTTAGATAATAAACTTTGATTTGATTCTTTAGATAACAATTCATTTTCTGCATCGTCATTATCGTAATCAACTTCGCTTTCGTCTATTAAAAGCCATTTATCATTTGGTGTTTCACCTAAAGAAATTAAAGCATCTGCAACTGAATCATCTGAACTATTTTCACTTAAACAACAAGTATGAGCTGAAAGTTGCGTTCCTGTTTCTTCTGCTACTTGTTCAGAAGTTTGTGCATTCTCTAAATCGGTAAACTCTAAAGGCTGAATCGTTTTAAAGTATAATTTTAACTTAATATTATTAACTGATAAAATAGTATCTAACGCTTCAATGATTTCAATCTGATAAGGTTTGATTACTAAATTATCATAAAGTAAAGTCGCTGTTTTAATTTCGTCTGCATTGTTAGAAAATCCACCTCCTGAATCACGAACTCCTAAAAGCATTGGTGAAGTAACTCTATGCCCTACAACTAATTTTTCAAAACATTCTTTAGCTAAATATTCATAATGTTGCGGTGCATCGTTTAATGGTATATCAGTTACTTCCGTTGCATTTTCTTTGCTACTATTAAAAGACACTATTACTTTTTGCCCTTTAGAACCTGTTAATTTACGTTTTACATCAGCTGAAATTTCTTCTCTTTTTTCTTCAGGCGGTATATTGTTATTAAAGTTTACAACTTTAGTACCACTAAAACCATTCATTACATCATTAATCAAATAGTCTGAAATTTCTTCTTCTAACTTTGCATAAGGTAACGCACCCGAATAATCAATCGGAGTATAATAATGGTAACCGCTTACATAAGGTCTTACAACATAAAGTTCAACATCTTTTTTATTACCAAAACCAAAAGCAGGAATACGTTTAACCTCATCACTCGGTTTTTTCTTTGCCCAATCAGGATGATAATACCACGCTTCAATCTCTCCTTTATCGTTGCATTTTTCAGCTCTTAAAGTATGCATTGGAAAATGCTCTATAAATTTTACTTCGCCCTTTTCGTAAACAACTTGCATAGCAGCCATTCCTAAAAGTTTTCGTTCTAAAGCAACTTTCTTTAATGCGTTTGGCTTTATTATAGAAATCATTTTAGCGTACTCATCAGGCTTTTTATTAGCGTCTAAAGCACTAATACCTTTCCCGTAAATCATATTACTACAACCTGTAATAATAGCGTTATTTGTGGTGCTATATAAATACCTATCAATTAAAAACTGAAAGTAGTTGTTATCAGCTCCATATTCCACAAAATCACCTTTTTTACTTTCGTTAATTTGTGGACTTGTATAAGCACTTAAATTTAATACATACATAATTATTCAAATATTTTATATTCGTTTGTTGTCACGTGTTGGACATATTCATCTTTATTGATTGAATAGGTACTTAATGCTTGATTTGTACAGAATATCTTATCTCTATAAACGATATTTGTACCATATTTAATTATTAAAGTGTAATATTTATTTTCTTTAATTGGAAAAATAACGGAAGTAGTAACAAAATATTTATCAATTGAAAATGTAGCATCAATTTCAGTTTCTATATTCGTTTCTTCATCTCGCAAAACAATAGTATCCGCATCACTACCATAGATAATAGCGTTTAATGTTTGTGCGGTTTCTTGCTCTCTTAAAATAATCATATTACTTATTTATTTAAAAACAAGAATTTAACATTTTTGTTAAAATAAAAAAGGAGCAATCAATCAAGACGCTCCTTTTTAAATTCAAAACTATGAAAAATTAAGAACCTGAAACCACTGTAAAACCTGCTCCAGCAAGAGTATCAATAATAAAGTTAGCAGGGACTTGCTCTTGTGCTGTAAGTGTTAATGTATAACCACTTAAATCGCCCATAGCACCACCTGTAACAATTGTACCACCTGTTACCTCACAACCATGTTTTAAACCTGCTAAAAAGAAGTTTCCGTTGTTATCTTCTACAATAACATTCGGACGACCATAAGCCATAAGTTTTAATTCTTTATGGTCTTTAACGGTTAACTTTTTAAAAGTCAATTCTAAAACTTGTTCGTAAAATGTAGTTCCGTTTTCACGTGAACTATTAATGTTTTGAGTAAAGGTACTTGCACCTTTTAACTCATATTTGTAAGCGTCAGGAGTACCCGCAACAGCATCAATTGCATCTGTATTAGTTACATCGTAAGTAATAGCACCTAATTCGCCATAATTAACGAAATATACATTTTTTAAACCACCAACTGAATCCTTACAAACTTCTAATCTTCCTAATGATAAATCACAAGCCATATTATTTTTTGTTTTATAAAAAAAGGGAAGGCATTTTACCTCCCCTTCTTAAAGTTAATATTTAATTAATTACGCTGGAGTATATAATACGATTTCAGAACCGATACCATATTGAACCGCTGCAGTAAATCTCATAATAACGTTTACTGTTTGTGCTCCTGTTACTTCCGCTTGGTCAATTACTCTCACTTCATTTTGGTCTGATAATAAACCTGTACCGAAATATAAGTTTGATTTTTGAGCAGCCATCATATAGTTAGAAGCTAATCCGTTTGCAACAAATAATTTAACACCATCAAAAGATAATGAACCATTATTGAACCATTGCGTACCCATTGCGTTAGTTCCGTTTGCTCCTAAGCCCGACGCTTGGAAACCGCCCAAAGCCCTTACGTATGCACGAGCTACATTTTGAGAAACATAGATGTATAAATCTTCTTTTCCGTAAAGTGCAGCAGGAATAGCGTCAACAACTTTTCCAAGTTCAGCGATTACGTTAGCAGCGGTAACAGTTGTACCAACTACATCAACCACAGTAGCGTCAGCAGTAGCTAAAGGAACAAATCCGTTAAATTCTCCTGCGTTTGCATCTGATCCTCTCCATATGTTAGTTTCCATTTTTTCAGCCACTTTCGCTGCAACGTGTCCGATTAAGAAATCAGCAAATGATTTTGGTAAAGTGTCAAAAGCAGACATTCCCATTTCAATCGATTGCCATGTACTTTTGAAATCTTTCGAGCAAAGTTCCAAATTTACTTGAAATTCCTCAGGTTGAATTACTCTCTCTGTAATTGTTACAGTAGAAGTAGGGTCAAAAGCACAAGTAGCATCTTTTACAATTGCATCCGTAGCAATTCTATTGATAACTGATTTATACTTTACGTTTGGCATTACTTCGATTCCACCATTCTCAATAGTAGAAGCCGATAATAAGGCAGCAGATATGTATTTCTTTGAAAACTCACCTGCATAAGTTGTTGTGATACTTGTTGTAGTAGCCATTTTTTTTATTTAATTAGTTTGCGATTTTACTCATTACTCTGTCGAAAGTTGTCATTTCTCTACTTTGTGAGAAAAGGATTTTTTCAACGTTTTGTTTAGCATCAGGATTGTGTGTTAAAGGTTCAGCTGATAATTCAACTACTTCTTTAACTTCCGTTTGTTTTGCTAATTCTGTTTTTAAAGATTCAATTTCAGCTTTTAAATCTTCAATTTCTTTTGAAAAATGTGATTCTCTTACTGTCGATTCAATTACCTTTTTAGCTGTTTGTGTTGGTTCCGCTGCTTGTTCAACTTCTACTTCAACTTCTGGGGTTTCCTCCTCTGTTGGTGCAGGTTCTTTGATTTCAGCAATTTCGCCCTCTGTTGCAACAACTAAAATCATTCCGTTATCAAGAATATACTCACCTACTGGCAAGGCAACTCTATCTTCACCATTAACAATAAACACAGGTTGACCTGCTTCGAACATTTCCGCTTCGATAACAGTACCATTGTCTAAAGTCATTTGCTCTAATTGGATTTGCATCCCTAAAAGCTTTTTGATTTCTGTTAGTACGTTTGACATATTAATATTAATTTATTTAAAAACAAGGTTTGTTTAATGTTGTTGTATTTTTATAAAGATTTACCTATTCCGTCAACTGAATTAAATAATTTTTTATAATCAGCCGCTTTGCCTTGTAAGTCTTTTTTATAACTTTCAAAACCTGTATCTCCCAAACCTAATTCTTTAGCTTTTGTTTCTAATTGATTAATTAAATCCACAGCATTTTGAGCGTTTTGATAAGCTACTCTGATATTATCGGAATAAGTGATAAGCATATCTTTAGCTTTGTTTTTAGCCTTGTCTACATTATCTTTTAAACCTTTATATTTTTGAATTTCAGATTTGATGTCATCTGTTAAAGCTAAATCTACTTTATGCGTTCCCAATTCCGTTTTAGGGAATAATTTACTAAATACTTGTTTTTCTTGTGGTGTCATCTTTAATGTTGTTGTATTTTTTAGAACTCCGCTACTCTATCAATAGCATCGCTTGTCATTTGCCAAGCCTTATTGATTTCATTATAGTTTGGTATTGCATTTGGATTTATACCTAACTCTTTTGCTTTTGCTTCAATATTATTAATCAACTTCATTTGTGTATTTAAAACGCTTTTAGCACTATTGCTTTCTGTTTGCATTGCTTTATAAGACGTTTCATAGTTAGTAATTGATTTTTTTACCGATTCAGTAGCTGCTTGTAAAAGAGTAGTTCCTGCTTTTAAGTCATCAGCTAAAGCCAAATCTACTTTGTGAGATGCTAATTCCGTTTTAGGGAATAATTTACTAAATACTTGTTTTTCTTGTGGTGTCATATTATCCGTTTATTCTTGTTATTGTTCTTACTCCGTTATCTTCTGTAATAGTTACGTTATCAACTCCGCTTGTTTTACCAATGCCTTGATTTTGTAAATCGCCATTACAACATTCTTTACTATAAGTGTTGTCATCACATAGGCAACCACGCTTACCGCCCTTTGGACTTGTTTTACTTTTTGTTTTCATATTTATTTATTATTTGTTTTATTTGTTCGATAACACTCGGTTGTTTAGATAATTGCTTTTTTTCTTCTAACTTATCAGCAAAGTAACCCTCTAAAGAAAAACCTTTTACTTTACCCGTTTTTACGTAGTCATTCCAAATGGTATCATCTTCAACTTTTACCGAAGCCATCCACGAACCAACAGGAACTGATAAATTATAAATTGCTGACTTATCTTTTGCAGTATCTTCAACAATCCAACTTTCAACAACAGTCAATCCTTTGATTTCTTTTCCGTGTTCTAAAGTCCAATTGTTCTGATTACCATTTTTAAAGAATAATTGACTCGCTTTGTTAACGGTATCTTTTGAAAAGTATATGTAGTATTCATCTTCTCCGTTACGTCTGTAAATAGGTTTTTCAGGAATTAAAACCGCACCCATTAAAATACGTTTTTCACTACTAACCTCTGCAAGTTTGATTTCTTCTGACTTTAACGCTACGAAATTAGATTCGATTGCAGGAGTTGAAACCACTGAAATAGCATCAACACCGCTTAACTCGTCTTTATCGTCTATAATTAATTCGATTAAATTCATAATTTTATTTATTTAAAAACAACAATTAATATTTTTTGTTATATTTGTACTTTCCATTTTAGATTTTTTTAAGTTATTTTTCATTAAAGCCACTTACCTGAGAGAGTGGCTTTTTTATTATCCTAAACTTGCGTTATTTACTATATTCCTATCCAAACTTTGTTGAGTAGTTACATTATTTGCTACTACGTAAGCTTGAACAGGTTGCTGATTTCCTAATGTTTGAGCAATTTGATTTACTCCGCTATTACCTACAACATTGAAACTTGGAGCAGGTGCTTGCGCTCCGCCACCATTTGCAGGTGCTGAACCACCACCGCCACCGCCACCTAAAGCAGATAAAGCTTTTACAGTAGATGCTATATTTGCAGCAATTCCTACACCAGCTGAAATATTATTTGCAGTAATATAAGCAGGTGCAACATAAGGACCTAATTCTAAACCTGCCCTTGCGTTTGCTGCTTGTGTATTAATAATAATTTTAGCAATACCCACAGCACTTTCTGCAACAATTAAACCCTTTTGAATTGCTTTATTTTTTTCAAATATTCCTTTTAAAACTCCAATACCTGCAATAGTAGAATCAATGTTTTGATTTTGTAAGGCTAACTTTTGGTCTGCAACTGCTTTGTCTATTGCTATTTGTTCATCAGCAGTTTTTTTAGCATCTTCTTTTTTCTTTTCATCAGCTGCTTTTTGATTTTCATCATCTTTTACTTTAGCTTCACCCTCTAAAATTTTATATTTTTCTTCAATTGCTAAACGTGCTTTTGCTTTTTCTTCTGCTGATAATTTAACCGCATCAAGTTCGGCTAAATCCCTTGATTTTTGAAGTGCTACTTTTTGAGTTTCGGATTTAGCTTTTAAATCTTCAATTGCTTTTAAATTGTTTTCTTCAATTTGCTTAACTGCATCTTTTTGCTTTTTTAATTCTTCAAGTTCTTTTTGTTTATCTTCGGCAGCTTTTTTATTCTTTTCATCTTGTTTTGCTTTTGAATCTTCCGACGCTTTTTGGTCAATAGCTTTTAAAGATAGTTGCAATCCTGCTCTATCATTCTTTAATTTTTCTAAACCTTTTTTAGCTTCTTTCTGAACCTCATCTGCTTTTTTTCTTTCCGTTTCAGGGTCAAAAATTAAACTCGCACCCTTATCAATTAAATCAGTAAAACCTTTAGCAAGTCCAAAATCTTGTCCTAATGCTTTACCTACTGCATCAACTCCTTCTAATAATAATGTTAAAGGTGTTTGTATAAATTTAATAATACCAGTTAATATATCTTTATTTCTTTGCGAAGCTGCTATTTGCGCTTTTGCTGTAATTTCATTTTGAGCAATTTGCGTTTCAGTTGCTTTTATTACTTGGTCTGTTTGAGCAATCTTTATTTTTAAAATATCCTTTTCAGATTTACCTTGTAACTTTAAAATATTTTCTTGCCCACCTATTGCGTCAAGTTTGCCTTGTTCAGCTGTTAAATTTGTAGCAGCTAATTCGTTTAGTTTTTCTTGTTCACTACTTACGCCACTAACAGCACTTTTAATATCATCCCAATAAGCAACAACAGCACCTAAAGCTAAAACTAAAAGACCAATACCTGTTGCTGCTATTCCTGTTCTAATTCCCGCAAGCGCTACTTTAGCTGAAACACCCAAAGCCCTAAATGCTACCATTCCCTCACGAACACCACGAACGCCCTCGGCAAGTGCCATAGCTCCCTGAACTTTTAAAATAGCTTTTTCAAGTTCCTCACTTTGTCCGCCTGTTAAAGCCATTGCACCTTGAACACCTGCAAAAGCCGAAGTAGCACCTTGTAAAGCTCCGCCTAACTTTGTGTCAAATGTAGTAGCCGCTGCATCAACAACCATATCGGTCTGCATTTGCACACGTCTATAATTACCAACAGACGCAAGTAAATCTTTATACTCTTGACTTGCTGACTGACCTGCTAAAGCTAATTCGTAAAGTCTGTCCTCCGCTTCACCCATTCGAGCTGTAAGCGGTTTTAAATCCCCGTAAACTTCCTCAAAAGATGCATCTACACTTTTAACGGAATTATCTACTTTCTTTAGTGCCTTATCTAAATTATCTAAACCGCCTACGGCTTGGAGCGTATTAACATCAATTTCTATCGTTTTTGTAATTGCCATTTTACTTGGTTTTTAAATTCTTGTAGGTTACTTGGTATTTTATATTTTCCTTTTGCGATGTCGACCGCTTCACTTGTTCCCAACTTTTGGAATTCAAGCATTTCAATAATTATTTTAAGCATTTTGTATAATTGGTATTTCGATGTCGTTTATTGTTCCTGTTTCGTCTTGCCACTTTCCAGTAATATATCCTATCCTTTCAGCTCCTGTTGTGTTTTGTGATATATCCACTCGTATTGTTGTGTCATTATCGTAATCAGTAGCTATGTAATCAATCCACCCATAAAGCGACGCTTGTAATGATATTACAGGACTTACATTACGCAATAATAAAACTTCAATAGTTTGCTCCGTATTATCAACTTCATAAAAAGGTTCAAAAGCAAATCTGTTTCCAATCGGAACTTCGCCACTTCGATAGTCCGTAAGCAATTCTAAAGTAGTTTCGCCACTTGTTAAATCAGTTGTTAGCTTGTTTATAGTATATCTTTTATCTCTTATTATAATTCTGTCATTTAATTTAATATCAATTAACTGAACAGGATTAAAATAGCATTTTACAATAACTAATCTACTTTTGATATTGAAGATATTACCTAAATAATTTTCGTAGTGTCGTTTGTAAAGTCCGTTTGAAACGTTTGATAAAAACCACGTGCTTATTTCTTCTCCCCAATTTAAAGTAAGAATAGTTCCGTTGTCGTAATCATTTGAGAATCTTCTGTATTGAGTTATAATTTGATGACCGCCCGTAAGTAAATCAATTCTAATAGTTGGACTTACCGTTTGCGTTCCGTTATCGTACATCAATAATGGTTTTGGTACGTAATTATTTAGATCACTCTTTTTAAAAGTAAGTGTTTGAAAGTTACTATTTGATTTACGTTCATACATTGCATTTTCAAAAGGTAACTCTACGCTGAAAGTTGAACTCTCTAAACTATCAATTTGCTCATAAGACAAATCCCCATAAGAGAAGTTTCGAGTCGACAAAAACAATTCATCAAATTTAGTATTTAATATATTTTCAGATTTTTGGTATTTGAAATTTATATTTTTATACATTGATGTTTTCTTTAACTCAATTTCATCTGATATTACATTTGCACTTATATCATTATAACGCCCATCGTTGTAATATAATTCTAAAGGTATTAACTCGTAAGTTGTTTCATCTTGCGGAATAATTACAAGGTTAAACATTTTGATAAGTCCCGTAATTAAATCAATTAGTTTTAAGTCAGGTGCATAAGATCCAATGTCGATAGTTGCTCCTATTGTTTGACTTGTACCACTTGCTGTATAACTTACTGCACTACTTCCTATTCCACGAGTATAAGTTAATAAACTTGTAAAAGAAAAACCCGCTTGCCCTTGAATCGCTAAAGTAAATTTGTCAGTTACGTTTTGAGTAGTTAAAACGTGACTAATAAACAAGTCATTACTATTACCTATAACACCCGCATAAGTTCCGTGTAACGCTCCATTCTTATAAATTAATATATCATAAGGCTGAGTGCTTGCGGTTGTAATTTGAAGTCTTACTTGTCTAAATCCTGTACCTTGAAAACCTATTTCATCAGTAGTCAAATTTACTTCCGTATCTGTTAAAGCAGGATTTTTAGAAGTAAAATTCACTTTTAAAGGTGTTAACTTTTGGCTAAAACTTTCAGTGTTTTTAAACAACATCCATAACTTACTGAATTGCGGATAATCTAAAAAAGCACCCGTAAAATTCAAGTCGTAAGTGTCCGAAATTTTATCTAAAATAAAAGACAAAGGAATTGCAGGAAATAAACTATTCCATTTTATAGACCCCGCATTAATTGTAATGTCATTACTTCCGCCTGTATTGTAATCATATATTCTATCATTCGCAAATAACGGATAAGATACATTACCCGTTGATGTTGTAATTCTGCTAATTACTTCCGTACTTGTATAAGTGTGATTTAAACTACTAAAATCTAAATTTGCTAACTTATCCTCTTTTAAAATATCTTTTATGTTTTTAGCCTTACCATAAAATACAATTGAATAAGCGTCTAACATTCCGTTTTTATACTTCACATCGTTTAACGCAAATGCACCCTCTCTAAAAGTACGTGTATCAATTTCAATATATCCGTTGTATTTTACTCTATGGTCAAAACCACCATCTATACTACTTTCGTACCAATGTTTAAATATTTCGTTATTAATTGTACTTGCTGGAATAGTGAAACTTTGTGTAAAATCTGTTTTAGCTTTTGATACGTCAGAAATATCTTGAACAGATGAAGTTACTGAAATCTTTTCATCTTCAAATAATTCAATGCGTTTCGATATTCCATCAACTTTTATATAAAGTGCTACTATCATATCACATCGTTTATTAGTCCGTAGTTGTATTCAAACTCAACCTCGTAGTTAATATTCTTATCTTTTAAATGCGTTTTAATATCCGCACTTTGACTTTTTACTATTGCGGGTTTATTATCTAATAAAACAACTTGACTTAAAAGTAAATCCTGAATTAACTCGCTGTAATTTTCATCCACCCAGCCTGTGTTACATTTTATCTTTTGTGTGCCTTGAAAATTAAAACGTTGTTTCTGACCTTGTAAGACATTATAATTTATTGAACTTGGCAATAGGTTATAATCTTTTGAAGTAACGTCTATGCCTTGCTGATTAGCTTTAAAGAAAGTAAGATACTGCCAACCTCCAAAACGATTAATAAAAGTGCAAATTATTGGAGTATAAATTGGCTCGCATAATTGTTCAAAAAAAACGTTCTTTCTTACATCTTCTTGAATTATTCGTAATTCAGTTGTATTAGTTTTTATAGGTATTTTAAACATACTTGCATCTTCTTCAGATGATACTATTACTGAAGAATCTATTAAAGTACTTCCGTTATACCATTCAACTATTGTATCAAATTCTACTGGGTCTGGTTCAATCCATACGTTTAAATAATATCCGCTTATTGTATTGTAATATATTTTTTGATTTCCACTTAAACCTATAACTGTATCTTCATTTATTTGATTGTAGCCACTAGAATATTGAGTGTACCCATTCAAACAAACAAAAGTTTCATCATCTAATTCAACATCATCTGAATATCGTACTACTTTCATATAGCACCATGTATTTACACTTTCTTCTGTTGGTTCAGTAGGTACAACTGGCGCAATTGGTTTAATAAATTCAATTGCAAAGTTTGAAACATTCCACGCTATATCCGTTTGAGTTGGGCTCGGTACAGATTTCGTTAATGTATAGTTTGGAGTTGTTGGTTCGGTTGTTCCTTTATTCCATAAAAAAACCTCAATCTTTGCAGAAGTTTGACCGACCTCGTTAACCTCAATAAAATACGGACTTCTAATAAATATCTTTTTCATTTCTTATTAATTGTATATTGTAAAAATTGTTCAACGTCTAAACCATACGCTTCAACTAATTCATCTGGCAAACGTTCAAATGCTTTCTCAAATGGTTTTGTAAAAAATAAACTCGGTTTAATACCTTTGTTATAAACACTTCTTGTAATTAAAAAAGAAGTAGATTGATAGCTTAAAAATTTACCTGTTTTTCTATCTTTAAATTGTATTCTTTTTTGTCTAACCCATTTTGAAATACCTTGAGTTAGTCCGCCTTTTTTACCTGTACCACTTCCAAACTTAAATGGGCTGTTAGGTGCTTTTGTTGAGCTTGTTTTTCCTTGAACTCCCTTATCTTGATACGCTCCGTAATCTTCCATCAAAAAAGCCATTCGAAAACTATTCGCACCTACTTCAATTTCTTTATCTAAAGAGTTGTAAAGTTTCTTATCAACGTTTTTATTACCCTTTGTTAAATTGCTCCTACTTTGTTGGATCACATATTTAGCAAATGCGTTTAAATATTCCTTTGTATTTTTATTGTCTAACATATTGTCATATCATTACGAACTAATACATCAAATGTAACAGCCCAACCTGCTAAATCATTTTCAAATCTTTCTGTAAATGGGTCAAAACTTGGTGAACCTGTCAACTCCCAGAAGTCTGAACGTAAATCCCCACGATTTAACCTATCTAAAAAACGAACTCCAACAGCCAATTGAGTATTCCAAATATCAACCTTATTACTTTCATCTTTTTGATTAAGTAAATCCATTAAAAGAATAGTAACATTAAATTGTATTACGTTCCCTTGATGCGTTGCTGAATTAATCATAATATGCGACAAAGGAAACAAAGTCCTTTTAGCCAAATCAACTTCGAAAATGTCGCCTTCTGTAACTGTATTTACAAAAGGTTCATCAAGTAACGCTTCTTTTATTTTATTTATTAAACTATACACCATTTCTTTTTAAATTTTTTATTTCTATTTCTGTTTTTTCCTTTTCAAAACTTAACCACATCATTAATTGTGTGATGGGAATCCTTGTAACGGCATCAAATTTGAGTACATCTCCTTGAGCTGCTGCATAGAGTGACTGATACCAACCCCATTTTTTTCCAAAATGTTCTTCGCTTGTTCCGATTGTTCCACTTCGCTCTGTATAAAGTCCGCTAAACCGTTCACGCAATCGTTGAGCAAAGTCGAAAAAAAAAGCATGGACCCAAGTGCAACATCTAAAGGCATATACTTTAAAACCTCTGCCATATCTTGTGAATCTTTACTATATTCTTCAATAGTGTACAAAGACTTTGTTTTGTTTTTAATCGGTCTGTAAAGAACCGCCATAGCTTTATGTAGTGTTTGCGTGTCGCTTAAATAACTTTCCAAATCAATATACTCACCAGAAGTAATATCTTCTAATTTAGGTATGAATCCAAACTCATAAACTCCTAATTTAAATGTATTTGTTAGTTTAGGCTTTTGTTGTAATAGGTTATTGATATGCGTTAATATTTCGCTTACTTCTGCTATTCTTATTCTCGCAACATCTTTTAATTCAATGTTACAAAATATTTCTATTGTCTTTTGATTAACGAAGTCGCTCGGCTCGTTATTTGAAATTAACTTTTCAAATCTTTGATATTGATAAAGAGTAATTTCGTTTAGTGTTTCAGGTATCGTAATATTTATTTTCATATTCTTTTATTTAAAAACAAGGTTTTAACAATTTTGTATAAAGTAAAAAGCAATCCGTTAAGATTGCCCTGTTGCTGTTTGATATGCTTGAACTAATTTTTTTATTTCGCCCACGTTTCTGGGTAGGTTAATTTTAATTTGTCTACCTGTTTTTTTGAGTAGATATATTTCAACTACTGCTATCATTTGTCCGTATGTTGGTTGATTAGTAGACATAGTAATTACCTTTGTTTGGGTTTACATTAAACCACATACGCATCATTAAAGCATCCGAATAATCGGGCGACCTTCCAATACGTTTTTTAATTTCATCTTTACCCATTAGCCTTATTCGTGTTGTGTCAATTTCTTTTGGTAGTCTTACCATTTCAAGTTCTTCTGTAAGGTGCTTTTCTATTTTCTCATTGCAATTAACATACAATTCGTTTCTGTTTATTTTTTCAGCTAAATAGTAATAGCATTGGTCTTTTAATGACGCAAAATTATCTTTAATTCCATTTACTTTTATTGGTACGCTATTATTTACAAATCCATTGCATCGAAGATAATCTACAACACCACCACCAACACCATCTTCATCTACTATAACATTGTTATCATTTATATTATATTGTGTTTGTAAAGTCTTTATTTCGCTTACTATAAAATCAATCCGACTTATATCGTATTCTTTTATTTCTATTACTCTGAAATCATCCCAAACATAAACAACTGTTTTATCTTTTCCTAATCGTGCAATATCGGCTGTAATATATTTTATACCGCTTTCAATATGTGTATTAGAAAATACTTTAACTATTGATTGATTGTTTATTAATTGTCCTTCATCTTCGCTTGCTTCGGCTTCGTAAAGTTCTTTAAAAATCTTTTCTGGTAAATCTTTTTTTGCTTGCAGTACTTCATCTTCTGACAATATGCCCTCACGAATTGCATCCCAACAAGTTACTTTAAAGTAAGCATAGTTTTTATCTGTTTTAGACTTGTCTTTTAACTTATGTACCCAATTAGATATACCGCCAAAGTTACCAATTAATTTACAAGGTGCTTCTGTTGCTGTTAAAGTTGAACGCAAAGCAAACCACGCATCTTCTTTAGCTCTCGGTGCTTCATCAAATACACACGCATAAACATCTTCTCCATATAAGTTATCAGGATTGTCTGCTGATTTAAAATGTATTTCCGCACCATTCGGACACGTTATAATTAAATTACTTTCGTTAAAATTATAAACGCCATAACGTGATAAGTTACGGCGTAATCTTTTAAATGCAATTTTAGATTGAGAGAATACAGGAGCAACCCACCAATAATTTTTACCATCTCCATTTTCGTATTCGTGAGCCTTACCAAATAACCAAATAATATGCGAGTGTGTTTTACCTACTTTAGTACTTGCTTCTGTAATTGTAAAACGTGCATCACAAAATAATATATCTTTTTGATAAGATGTTAAATGTGGCTTGTTTATTTCCATTCATTCATATCAATTTTAGGAAATTGTAATTCTGTTTTCTGTTCTATTGTTTGTTTAGGTAGTCCGTATCTATAACTTAACCAAAGTTTAATTGCATTTACATCGCTATCTAATACCTTTGCATATAGCATTTTCCAAACTGTATCTGGTACAGTAATAGCATCCATAGACTCGATTAAAGATATAACTTCATCTTTTTTTAATCTACCTGAATTTGGTCTTGCTCCACCTCTTTTTTTTGGTTCATTCATATTGAAAAAATTTGAAATCCAATTATTCTTTTCTCATTTCTTTAGTAGTATATTCTAATTTTAATACAATTCTATCAAAATTTTCATCTGTAAAATTAACTTGCGTTTCGCTTAAATCTTCATTATCTAATTTTCCTGACTTAATATAAGTTATAAAGTCCTCTAATACTTTTATAGAGTTTTTTTTAAACCTATCTTTATCAATATTATTGTTCATTTGTCTGCACCTCGTAAACACGTTCAATTTCTCTTATCATATCACGCCAGCAAGAACCGCAAGAAGTTGTCTTAAAATCAATGCTAAACACTTCCTTGTAAATAATCTTTAAACGTTCCTGTACTTTAATTGTAAGTTGTTCCGGTTTGTTTGGTAAGAAGTCAGCTAACCAAGTAACGTTATCTTCTGAAATGCAATTTGGCTGTCTATAACTCCAAAGTTTATTAAGTGCATCTTTACGTTCTTCACATCCGCAGTCGATTCCTGTTACTTCTGAAATTTTATCTACAACGGCTTTTATACCTGTTGCAGTTGTGATTTGTTCTATTGTGTCGCCAAGTCCTTTTGGCTTTCTTCCTCTTGCCATTTGTTATAATTTTATGTTATTTCTTAAAGTAGTGATTTCTAATTTAAGATTTTTAATAATTTCGTTAGAAGCTTTATTCATATTTTCTAAATCTTTATTTTTTTTATTTAATTTAAAATTTTCAATTTTAGCCTCAACTAACTTATCAATAAAAATTTCTAATATTTCTTCGTTATCCATATTTTTTATTTTAAATTGTTATAATCTTCTTGAAACAACTCTCTTAATTTTTTCTTGTGTGCTTTTAGCGAGTGGAATATAGATACAAAACTTATGCCAGTTTCTTTTGCTAATTTACGCATAGATATATCGTTATCCCTATAAATTGTAAATAGCTTTTTATCGTACATATCCCAACTATTAACCTCTGCTTCGCATTTGGTTCTAAACTTATACCATTCAATTTCGTAATCTTCATCAAAGTTATCTTCTATTGGTACGTCAATTTGTTGTTCTGTTACAAATTTATTATAAAAAGTTTGTAGATATACGGAACGAATTACAATAAAAATATAACCTTTGTTTAGTTTACCATTTGTAAAGCATTTTTCTTCGCTTGAATACTGGTGCAATTTTAAATAAGTTTCGGAAACTATATCTTCGCAGTAAGACTTATCAAATATCTTTGCGTATTCGATAAGTTGTTTATGATGTTGAAATAGTTTCTCTAACATTTTTTAAAATAAATCAGGAATAGCCAAACCTGAATTAATAACCTTAAATATATAAGCCATTGTAAGAACGTTGCTATTTTTTACAAATGTATACAAAAAATAAATACAAATTACAAATTTATTTTTTCAAAGCTAAAAAAATTATCAAAATAATCAATTTCGATATTAAAACCTTCTTGTAAATGTGATTTATCTGTGTATCGATATTCTAAAACCCAATGCCAATGTTCGCTTTTATCAATCCATTTTGATGGTTTGCGAGTTTCTTTTACTACTCCAATAAGTCGGAAAGGTCTACCTGTATCACCAACTTGTAAACGTAAATCGGTGTAAATTTCTTTTCCTTTAGGAAGTTTTAAAATCACATTCATAGTCTTGCCATATTTTTACGTTTAAACCTTTTGCTCTCATTTCTTCAATTCTATACTTTTGTATTTGTGATAAAACTCCCTTTGGTTTTTTGACTTCTATAAAAGTAGCTACATTATTTTTATCAACCGCTAATAAATCCATAATGCCATTTTTATTAGTACGAATTAATTTAAGAACGAAGTAACCTTCTGCTTCTAACTTTTTTATTATTTTGTGTTGTATCTTTGATTCCATATTGCTTTTTGAAAATTGAGTTGGTATAATCTAATTTTTTTGAAACTGCATTGTAAATATTTTGTTCTATTCCATTTTTTGAAAATATCCAAAATACGTTATTAACTTCCCTATCTTTTGTGGTTAATCTATCTTTACTTTGAAAGTAACTAACTGCACTGAATTGTATGTTAAGCATAATTAAAGCATCGGCTTTCGCTAAACTAATACCTTCACGACCTGAAACTATTTGAAGTGCTATCCATTTATCAGTTGTATTAAATTCATCTAAATCAGTTGTCAATTTATTGCCAAACGTTTCTTTTAACATATCAAGTTCCGCTACAAAGTTATAAAATATTGCTATCTTATTATCTTTAAATTTTTCTTTAATAAATAACGCCTTTGAATTGTCTATTATTTGCGTTGTGCCATCCTCATATTTTATAGTTCCGCTACAAAGTTGATGTATCTTTTGCTGCAACTTAACAGCTGTATCTGCTACAATTGTTTTGCCACTTATTGAAGAAGTTACAACTAAATCCTTTTTTAACTTATCTATAATTTTATAAATTATTGGTTGCATTTCAACTTCTAAAACCATTTCATTAACGTTGGATGTAAACCCAGCTTCTGCTTGAGTATAGGTTAAAATATAATATCTACATAAATGCCAAAACTCTTTTTTATTAGCATCTGAATAATCGTTTACTGTTGCATATCCTAAACGCTTTTGAGTTATGTTTACGTATTCATTTGCCCACTTATAAAAATTCTTATGATCATTAAAAGGGTGGTGGTTTGAAAGCGTAAACAAATGGTAAAATTGTGAGTAGCTTTCAGGAGTTGGAGTTCCTGAAAGCATTATCATAGGTAAATTCCCAAAACGTTGCTTAATATCTTTATAACACTTCGATGGTTTTGGATATGAAGTATATCCGTGAACCTCATCTATTATAACCACATCAAAATTGTTATTGGTAATCGTGTGTAATGATTCACGATTGATAGCAATTAAATCAAATGTAAATCCAAAATTAATATAATCGGATTCAATACTTGAAATTGCTTTCTTTTTAGTTATAAATAAAACTGATTTGGCTTTAAAGTTTTGGCAAGTTTGAAGTGCCATTAAAGTTTTACCTGTTCTAACTTGTGCAAATATGCAAACTAACTTTTTACGTTGTAAAATTTCAGATGCTTCATTTGAAATTTTTATTTGATAATCTCTTAATTTATTCATAAGATTTAAAAGTTACAGGATATTTAGACAAAAAAGTAATTACTTCTTTTAGTTTAGCAAATTTAATATACTTTCCATTTTTATCTAAAACCTTTACCATTTCAATAATTATTTTAGGTTCATTATTTATAAAATCAAACCTATATTTTACTATTTCAAAACTACCTATATTTTCCATATTAAAACATTATATCGTTATCATCTTCAACTTCTGTACCTAACATAAACCAACGCATACCATTAGTATTTCCTTCAGTATATTCTAACTTTTTAAAAGTGGCAAACTTATTAACCCAAATGTTGAATTTCTTTCTTGTTAGCCATTTTTTAAAATCTTGATATTCTTCAGTAAATTTTACAAAGTATTGTGTTTTATCATTTCTAATACCTATTGGAAAATTGTCTTTATCATTTATCCATTCGTAAAATTCCATACAAGTTTCTGCAATAAATTTACGCATTTTTAAGTTTTTAGCATTTTGAATAACTAAACCGCTTTTTAAATATACTTGCAAACAATAAACCATATAATTATCAAACTTTTGAAACTCTAATATTTCCCAATCATCAAATAATTGTTTCCCAAATTCATCATAAGGTGTTAAGTTTTTGCCATAATATTGAGCAATTTCTAACTCAAATCTTCTTCTATCGTGTGAGTTACCTTCTCCTTTAATCGCATAATTTGTACTAATAACCATCTTTGGACTTTCCTCAACTTTTAATCGAATAGCGTCTTTATTTTTACGCTCTAAAGTCATCCCTTCAGTTACTAAACTAAATTTACTTTCAAAATCAAAATTCTTTTTAACATCATCAAATACTAATACTTGCGTTTCTGGACTTACTGTCTGATACGGAAAAGATTTTTTATCATCAAATGTTTTACCATCTAAAATTGACACCCTTCTTATTTGTCTTAAACCCTGAACAAACAAACCTTTTCCTGTTCCGCCTTCAGGATTTTCAGATATAACCTCATCATTTAAAATAACTGCTTTGTTATTCATTTTATTTTTATATGTAGATAAAAGATAACCAATAACGCTTTCAATTGACAAAGGTTCTCCTGAAGATATATTATTTATAAAAGTTTTATACTCATTATTAAAATCTTCTAAACTTTCCCAATCCCTTGGTATTATTTGAGAATCCCAAACATACCCATTAACATCTATATAATCTATTAATTTAATTTGGTGCTTATTTACTTCTAATATACCATTTTTAAAAGCTAAATAAGAAGTAGTTTTAGTATCTTTTAACATCATCAATTCAACTGTTTCAATCATTGCTAAAAGGTTTTCAGAAAATAAATTTTGATAACCAGCACAATATTTCCAAACATCTATTTGTTGTCTTTGTATTAAATAATCTAAAACAAAATCCTTTATCTTTTCTATTGAAGTTTCAACAACTTTATTTGATTGAATAAAAAGCCAAGTAGGTTTTTGAGAACCATCAGGGAAATATTTTTTAAATCCGTTGCGTTCCAAAAACAATTTATATTTTAAAAGGTCAATTTGAATTTTATTTTTTTCGTTTAAAAACCAAAAATCTTCGTGTTCTAATTCTTCCTTTATTTCGTTATAAACATCCTCCTCAATGTTATGCTTTTTTAATACTTCTTTTTTGCCTTTCTTTAAATCAGATTTTATAGAATCAATTTTATTAAAATCTTCAAAATACTTAATATCAAAGTTTCTTTTTTTATATGCACTTTTAATTGTTGTTGTAGCTTCCTTTTCTGAAAAGTCACCAATAACAACATTATTTAAAATATAACCTTCTGCGGTTGTTTGGCTAATACCATATTCACAAAAAGCACCAGCTAAATCAAATATAAAAGAGTTACGTTCTCCTTCTCTAAAATCTTTTTTCCAATTCCATAACATTATTTTAGATATTATTTTATCTTCATCAGTAATCGGAACAAGTGGAACTCTATCAGAAATATTAAACCCTTCATCTTTTAAAATAGGTTCAAATAATTCTGCTTCAAAATTTACATAAATATTAGGGTCATAACTTTCAAAACATACCCTATCTATATTTGAGTTAACAATATCGAAATAATCATATTCAAATTGATTTTGAAACTCTTTAAATACTTTTGGATGTGTTTCTTTAGTTAATTCATTTGATACCCTTATAACCCCTTTTATTCCATTTCCTGAAGGAGATATAAAAAGAAGTATAAAATGTTTATTCTGTTTTAATAATTCCAAATGATTAAACATAGCTTCTTCATTTGGATATTTATCAAAATCCATAATCATTAAACCTGAATGCTCTTTTAAAGAATTCGAATTTCGTTCATTAAAAACTCCTGAAAATAAAATACAAGGTAATTTGTTTTTGTTTTCCTTATTACCATTTCTAATACTTTCAACAAGTTCTTTTGAAGCACCCTGTTTAATTCTTTTAATAATCTTTTCAATTGGAACGTGAAAAGGAACGTCTTTTGACTTATACAAGTCTTTAAATACTGATACTATCATATAATTTTAAAAAAGAGAAAACCCACTAAAGGCTCAACTCTTTAATGGGTTTCTCGGTTACGTTAAAATTTTAACGTTAAACTTTCGATGTAGGTTGAGCGTCTACAAATGCAAATATACAAAAAAAAATAATACAAAAAAAAATATTTTCGCAACACATTTTTACTTTTTTTTAGCAAAAAGTACCCCCCCCTATACTTTTTTATTTTTATCTATAAAGGGTATATAGAAAAGGGTTAAAATGTGTTGCGTAAGAATAAAAAAACCACTCCGTTAAGAGTGGTTTAAGCTTTGCCGAGCCTTGTTTATTAATATGCTAAATCTTCTTCTTCTTCTAATATTTCAGGTTCATTTACTTCGATATTAGCAACTGGCTTTTTAAGATACGATTGTAAATAAGAATCTAATATATCAAATACTTCATCGGCTTGTACGGATTCATCTTCTGTTAAAGATCGTTCAAATTTGAATTCTGGAGTATAAAATGTAACAGCACCTTTTTTACCTTTTTTAGTGCTATCAATAATAATCCATTCATCGGCTAAACGTTTTTTAGATCGGTTAAAGAAATCTCCCCACTCCTTAACGCAAGCACCTTTTAACTGAATATTAGCAAGCGTTCCATCTTCTAACATAACATAAATAGATTTATGATATTTAGCACCAGCAGAAACAACAGCGTCTTTAATATCTTTATAAAGTCCTTTTGCTATTGTTGTTTTAGTAGATTCGCCTTTTACGTTTTTGTGATAGCATACAGCGTTTAATTCCTGATCTGATACGGTCTTTACTTCGTTAGAAATAATTTGTCCACTTAAAGCATCACTCCAACCTTTTACGCTTTGCAATTGGTCAAGGAATAAAAATTTAAAAGGTAATTGAATTTTAACGTTTGCTTTTTCTTTGTCTTCAATGTCCTTATCATAATAAGAAAAACATTGATCATTTGATTTCCAGCTTAAGAATTTAGCAGCTGGATTTTTTGCAGTTTCGCCACCTGTAATGGCTTGTCTTCTTGTACTCATAATATAAATAGTTTTACGGATTGGAATTATGCGAGCCAACCCTACCCGCTTTGAGTGATGTAAATATACAAATTAAAACGATATACTCAAAGAACTTTTGCGTATATTCTCACTAACTTTTGGAACTTCAACACCCTCACTATCGTAAATAGTTTCATTTGACTTTTTAGCCACTTTTAAAAGCATTTCTCTATCAGTCAAAGCTTGTTTAATTTGTTGCCATTTTTCATCCTCTGAATAGTTTGGAGTGCTTCCACCATTGCGATAAGTTCCTTTGATACCAAATGCTTCGAAGTTTTCACTTGGTAAACTACTTTTAAGCTCATCAGTAACGATTGTTAGTACTTCGTTTAATCTTACAGCCTGTGCGAATAATTCCACTTTGTCAACTTCGCCAGCATCTAATAAATCTGTTGTAAATTTCTTTGCAGAAAGTTGCAATTCCTTCTTACTTGGTAAAAAGTTAGTAGTGTTTAACTCCTGTTGAGCCATTAACTCGAATAATTGTTTTGATTTTCCCATGTTTTTAAAGTTTTAAATTTTGTCAAATATACAAAATATTTTATTATTTTATACTTTTTTATGTAATATTTTAAAATAATTCAATTTGTTTACTTTCTTTTTTATTTATAATTCCTAAAGCGGTTTCAAAAATAGTTCTTCCAGCTTCATAGTCTACCAGGTTACGAGCCATTTTTAAAATTAGCTGTTTGCCTTTATATTTTCTAAAATCGTAATCGTGAAAATCGCATAAATCTTGTAACCTTGATGCTTGTACTAATGAAGTATCGTTTCTATTACTCAATATATTTGGAAATTTAAAGTTACTCCAATATGTATGCCTATCTTTTTGTATAGGATTAAACATAGGCTCATAATATGGATTCACATTTTCAACAACCCATTTACCAAAAAAATGATATTTTAAAAAAATAACCTCTTCATAGAGTTTCATATCTGGATAAACAGGTTTTAAACCATTTTTTCCAAAACCCCAATATCTTGCCTTACTATGGCTCGGACAAGGTGGCGAACTCCAAATAAAATCAAACTCTTTGTAATGGTCAAGTAAATATTTGTGTGCATCTGCAACTATTACTTTATCATTTGGAAATCGTTCTTGATACAATTGAGCTGCTACCTCATCTAATTCAACAGCAATCACTTCAATTTCTATTCCTGCTTGTTTTGCAACTTCATCCCATTTATATCTATTACCACCTAAACAGGCATATAAGTTCAATATTTTATATTTTTCCATTTCTTAATATTTTAAAATAAAGTTGATTTACTGATTCTTTATTGCAACCTCTTTTATAGTAGAAGTTAATTACTCTTTTTATTCTTTGTAGGTTTGATTGTTTCATTTTAAAATAAAGTTTCTTGTTTCTGATTAATTAATGTTTTTGCAAATCCATATTCTTCAATATCTTTTAGTTTCTGATATTCCTCATCAATCCAATTTGAAGATAATTTATGAAAATCTTTTTTAATTTCAAAACCAAAAGCACGCCTTTTCAATTCTTGTGCAGCTATTAAGGTGCTGCCACTTCCAGCGCAAGGGTCGATAACTACATCGCCTTCATCACTAAAAATTTTAATTAGATTTTTTAAAACTTCTTGCGGTTTTTGAGTAGGGTGTATTTTTTCGCTATTTGTATCACGAACCCAATCCATGCAATTAAAAATCATTTTACCTTTATTATTAAATTTTGGTAATTTTTCACGATATAATATTAATGCATATTCGCAATTACCTACAACTTTCATATTAGCTTTTAAAACCTGTGCAGAGAAGTTTTTTCTAAATACTAAATTTATATAATGATTAAATCCGTATTTTTTAGCTTTTTCAATAAGTTCAAATTGTTGTTCAAATTCACAAAATACAATCATACAAGGGCTTTTGCCTTTTTCTTTTGGTTCTTTAATTAACATAGTTGAACAGAAATGTAAAAATTCTGTAATTCTAAAATCTTTATCAGTATCAAAAAATTCTTTCCCTGCAAGTTCACTTTCCCCATTTGAGTTATCTCCGTCTTTATACCAAGCTGGATTGCTTGCGTAAGCGTTATTTCCTAAATTATAAGGTATATCTGCTATTACAAGTTGCGCTTTTGGTATAGCGTATGTTTTAAAATTTTGGAAATGGTTGTTAAATATTTGTGCTTTTTTCATCTTTTCAAATCGTATTTAATTACTTCTTTTAGTTTCGGGTCTGTATTATTTGCCACTTCAATAGCTTTCAATCTGCTATCTTTTTGGATTTCGTAAGCGGTCGGTATTCTTTTACCTACTGCAACTATTGTTTTACGTTTGGATAATTTTCCCATATTCTTTAAAATCTTCGTATGTCCATTTTGTATAAACTTTATCGTTTAAATAAGTTCGTTTTTTTCTTAAATTAATTGCCACTTCTAAAATGTGAGGTTTTTTAATTTTTGGCTTTATTTCATCTATTTTATTTTTACTTATTGTTACAATATTAGGTTTTGATAATCTTTTTACCTTTACTCTTGATGCATTGTAATCGTTAATTTCTTTGATTTTTGCTTCTAAAAACTCATTTGATTTTTGAAGTAAAGACTTATCTTTATTTTGATAGCATTCTGAAATTAATTTGAAATAAATATCATCTTTATAACTATTGTAAGTTCTTAAAATATAAAATACACTGCTCCTATCTTTTTTAATATTTTTAGCTATTTCTACAATACTCATAGTTTCAATGTTTTCTTTTGCATAAATAGCTCTTAAATAAATAAATAATTTATCACGTTTATTTGTTGTTATGTCTATTCCGTAAAATTCTTTAATTTCAAATGGTGTCATCAGAGTTCATTTTAGATTCGTAAATGTGGTAAGTTTCAATAATTGTTTTCTCAATAATAGTAGTGTGCATTTTTCTTTGATATCCATTACTATCCAAAATTAATTCCATTTGTTCTTTTGAGTAGTATGGGATTCGTGCCTTTCCTATATTTTGTTTATGCACCTCTTTTATACCTAACTTATTAATTATTTTGTTTATCGAACTTCTATGCTTTTGAGCTTTATTAGCTATAAATTCAACTGTATAAAATTCCATTATTCTAATTCTAAAATTTTCATTACTTCTTCGGGACGTTTGGCATACTCTTTAAGTATTAAATCCATTTGGTAATAGTCAGTTAAAACTCTTTTACTCATAGTTTCAAAAAGATTTTCCATACTTTTAAATATTTCATCTACTTTCTGCGTATCTACTTCATCCATCTTTTCAAACTCTTTGCGCTCGGCATTGATTAAGATGTTAATACAAGGGCGTAAAACCTCTTTTAAACGCCCTTTATAATATTTACTATGCTTTAGTATTTCGTTGCAATGTAAAGCGTACTGATTAGCTAAAATTGACTTTGCTAATGCTGTATTGAATATTACTTCTAAATATTCTTTCTGTGTCATTTCTTTAGTTTCCATTTTTATAATTTTCAAAGAATTGATCCAATAATATTATTTCATTTGGTGTTAGCTCGTTAAATGATTTTCCGTTGACAAGCCATTTTCCTGCAATCAATTCAATTCGCATATCTCTCTAATTTTTACAAATGGGTTATTGTGTCTAAATCTTGCAAATGCTTCATCAAAAGATGCAGCTTCGATTATCTTTTCGCAATCTATACAATCGTCGTTTTTGTGACGCCAGTAATATATTTTAAATTTTTTCATAATTAAATAAATTATCTACGTATTCAATAGTTGTTGGTTCTCCTGTTGTTTCTTGCATTAAAAAGATAACGCTTTCAAATTTTAAGTTAGTCCAAGCGACCTCACTTTTCAATTCGCATATTAATTTTTTAGCTGTAAATCTGTAAGGGCAAGATTTAAGTTTTGTTCTATTTTCCTTGCTTAATTTTTTCCAAAGTGTTTTCATGTTATTTGTTGTAAAAAAGTCCGTATAAAAGTGTTATAAAATCTTTATCGTAAGCAGTTAAATCGTGAAGCATCGTATTTGAAGTTGATACTGTTAAATTAGTCCAGCCATAATTGTTTTTTAATTCTTCAATAATATTTTCATATATTGAAGGATATTCTTTTTGATTTTCTAATAGTCTTAATTGATTTTCTTTTGATAATCGTTCCCAAAGTGTTTTCATTATTTTTTAGTTTTAAAGATTAATATTCCGCATATAAGCAATGCTCCAGACATTACAATAAAATTATCGGTACTCATTCCGATAGTTGCAACTGATAAAAAGATAATTGTTTTCATGTTTTAAATATTTTGATAGGGCAAATGTAAAACGAAAAAAGTTATAAAAAAAATTATTTTATACTTTTTTATTTAAAATATTTGTATATATTTGCATAAATAAAATTATAACATATGAAAAAAACAGCAGTAGAATGGTTAGTTGAGGAAATGTTAAAGCAAGGATATTTTGATGGTAATAAGCCATTAACATATACAAACTTAGATCATTTACAACAACAAGTCAAAGAAATGGAAAAGCAACAGATTGTAGATGCTTATCAACAAGGCTACAATAATGCTTATTTTGCTAATCCATTAAATAAAGAACAGTATTACAATGAAACTTTTAACAAATAAAAAATGAACATTTTACAAAAATTAATTTCAGAAACCGCAAAGAATAATAACACCTTTGCTAAAATGGTAGGAGTAACTCCTTCAAAATTATCGTTACAGATTAAAAGTAAAAATCCAATGACTCCAGCTATTACATACGCTAAATTATTAAAAGTAAAATTAGAGTTTGAAGAAAATGGCTGTAAAGTTGAATTAGATTATAGTAAAGATTAACGTTTGTGGCTTTGTCGTCGTTGTGGCGATTTAAGACCAAACTTAACAAATAATAACTAAATTATAAAATTATGACTGAACTTTCAAAAAATACCCAAGTGCCACAATGCGACAAAACCGCTGTTATGCACAGTATTTTACTTAAATATCTTCCCTATGGTGTTTATTTTAATTGCCAATATGGTAGATTAAAACTTATTGGATATAATGGGAGATTTATTTTTGAAAATGGTGATTCTGCGAAAAATATAATTGATTTAGGATATGTTCCTGAATTAAAGAACATAAATGATTTTCTTGTTCAGCAACAATTAAGTAAATTTTCAAGATATATTTTAGGAAAAAGAGAAGATTTATATTTCCACAAAATAACTTGGAAAAAAGGGAAAAATGGCTCATTAACTATAAAAATACCAAATAGAGATACAGGAGGTCATTTACAAATTACAACTTTTTTAGGTTATAATAAGAATATGACAGCAGAACATTATAATTGGTTTTTAGAAAATCATTATGATATATACGGAGTTCTATAATATTGTGCATAACGTTTTGTGGCTTTGCGTTCGTTGGGGATTTCCAGCACTAAAGCCGATTGATAGTACAAATTTTAATTTAAGCAGAAATGATTATAGATAGCACTAAAGCCCCAATGACGCAAAACCACTGTTATACGCAGCCCTTTTCGGAAGTTTATAATGAAGATTGTATTGAAATAATGAAACGATATGAAGATAATTACTTTGATATTGCAATAGTTGACCCACCATACGGAATTGATATAAATTCAAGTGGCACACATTTTAAAGAAAAATACGAAATAAAAGAATGGGATAAAGCAACACCAAATGACGAGTATTTTAAAGAACTAAAAAGAGTATCAAAAAATCAAATAATTTGGGGCGGTAACTATTTTTTAGACAGATTAGGAAATTGCAAATGTTTTATTATTTGGGATAAAAAAATAGCTGAAGATATGAGTTTTGCAATGTGTGAAATGGCTTGGACTTCATTTAAAAATGGAGCAAAGATTTACAATAAAACTGCAACACAACTAAATAGAATACACCCGACACAAAAACCAATAGGACTTTATGATTGGTTAATTGATAGATATGCAGAAAAAGGGCAAATTATATTAGATACTCATTTAGGTTCTGGGTCAAGCAGAATTTCGGCAAATAAAGCTGGTTTATCATTTGTTGGTTGCGAAATTGATAAAGACTATTTCAATGCACAAGAAAAAAGATACAAAGAATTTATTTCACAGACGAGGCTCTTTTAGGGTTGCGTATAACGTTTTGACGCTTGGCGATGTGGCAAAAAAAGTACACCCGAATTGTCGAATTATTACTGGTGCATAAGGTACAAAACCAATTATAAATTAAGCCAGATGTTGCCATATTGCCAAACGGCTGTTATGCAATCGGTTTTTAAAATTATGAATTATGAAAAAATACGAATACAGAATGATTGATTATGATATGTTTGATGAAGATATGTCAAGAGAAATTGAAGGTCTAACTTCTCGTGGTTGGAAAATTATAAGAATATTAGAACCTATGAAATGGGTAAATAGCGAAGGAATGTTTATTAGAATATTTTATCAACGTAAACGTTCTGAAACTGTTGCATAACTTGTTGCTAACCTCAATAAAAGTATTACTTATCTATGTCAAAGCCTATTAAATATACAAAAAGTAAAGTTATTAAGCTAACAGAAGTTCAATATAACACTTTAAAAAAGTTAGAGAATTATAACATTAGAGTTTGCGACTTTGTAAGAGATGCAATTGCTGAAAAATTAGAGCGTGATAAACACGAAATATTAAAACCAAAGGCAGATTATTGCCCTTTTTAAAAATAAAAATTAAGATGGAACCAAAATTAAAAGCAAAAGAGTTGTTTGATAAATACGTAGAATTAAGTGGTATTTTTGTAGGAGATTATGAAAGTGAAAAAGAAATGTGCTTAATTTTAGTTGATGAAATGTTAAATGAATTTTATACGCACCCTATAGCAAAAATATATTGGCAAGAAGTTAAAAACGAAATCAATAAACTATAAAGCACTACCAACAACTAAACCAAACACCACAGCAAAAGGCACAGCGTATTTAAGTGATTTACTTATGCGCTGTTGCTTTTTTATATATCGCTCCTGTTCTTTTGCAAGTTCAATTAAATTATTCTCTTTTACTTCAAATTGTCCTATAATACTATCTTTAAAAATACCAGCCGTTTTTTCGTTTCCTAACATTTCAGTAGTAACAACATACATACTATCCACATAGTCGCAATCTACTAAACGCAAAGCAATTTCTAAACTATCTTTATCTTTTAAAACTACTTTAGGATTTA